TCCAGAACACGGCATACCCGCAAACTTTGCAGATGCGCAGTCGCCCATCGTCGGAGGGAATGAAGTCGTGCGGCAAAGTCGCCGATGTCATCGCCATAGAAAATTGCGCAAGGGTACTCCCCCCTTCAGGGGGGATGGGGAATTGCGCACTCCTCCTTTCTGTGATAAAATTAGTTTATTCTCAGCCTGGGACGCAGGCTCCCGGAGGTAACGTGGCCCGTTGGGGCGAGCGTTTCCGGGGATGCTCCCCCGCTTTAGCGGGGAGAGTTGTCACATATTGATCGGTTGAAAATTCGTGCAGGACCCCGACCTTGATTATCGCCCGCTGATTCTCAGGTTGAGCATAGCGGTCTGCTGACTGCTTATCCACCCAGCGGTCATCTGAGTACACTATGCCGTTCATTGCGTCCTCGACCGCTTTGTATAGGTTGGACAGGTCAGACGTGTGATCGTATCCGTGGAAAGCTACACTTACTTCCAGGGGAGTGCCCTTCGGGATCATCGACCATCCATTTTGAATCATTTGCATTTTAATCTGCCATCCGGTGGCCTCTTTGGAATTGAGATAACGCTTCGCCCGGTCACTGGCGAACTTGCTCCGATGCGTCATGCGCACGTACGGCACTACATACCCTTCAACGATGAAGATCATAGCCTACAACTCCGGTCGTGATATTTTTGCCGTGGGTGAATCCTGATGAACCACACCGGGCAACCTGGCCGGGCGCACTTGATAACCTTTGCCCCGCGCGGGATCAAGACGCCCTCAGGAATGGCGGTAACATCTGCAAAGACCGTGACCTGACTTGTCCCGGCAACACCCGGAGGTACGCCGTCCACTACCTGGGCAAGTGCCGACACCGCGGCGAGAAAAACCTGGCTCGGATTGATGACTCCCCGGTAAACGCTATGCACGTACTTCTTGGTCCAGGGCGGACGTTTCCCTGCAAGCATGCTCAGATCGACAGCGATTACCTCGAATGAGCGCATCGTAGGCGGAAGCCCCATTGCCTCTAAAATCTCACCCAACCCGTAACTATCCAGGGAAACCATATAAATCCTTTCCACCCTGTCCAGAGCTTGTCCAGAAGGCGCGTTTTTGAGCATTGGCTAAAAATACCCTGAGCGTCTCGTACTGCCAACTCCCTGGCATATCAATTTATCCAGGCGGTGGAGACGAGGATTTCCATCTTTCGTCCGTTTGTACCTTCCCTTGCAGACAGGACAGGTTACGTATCCCTGTGGAAGATCGCTGCTGACGGATAGATTGAACCATTTCTCGCTCACTGAATGAACGCCACGCAGCCGCCATTCATGCCCGCAATTGCGGCACAAACCCCTAACGTGCGACTTTGATGGTGGGATCTCATGGCATGTGTTATCTGCCTCCCACACGACAATAACCTCATGCACTTCATAGAGAACCACGACCCGATGCCGGCATTTTGGGCAGCCAGGCCATTTGTTTACTCCGGCCATTCTCTCACTCGCAAATCCTCGGGCCATTCTGACAGGTCCGTCCGTTTATTAGGCCACCCACCGAGCTGCTTGACGAAGCAGGCAACTTCGTATTCTCTACACTGCGCCAGGATCGAGCGCGCCCACTCCAGGTCCATCGATCGGTAATCCGGTCCCGATTCCCCGCCGACGATGATCCAGTCCGGTGTCCGCGTCCACCAGTTGTGCTCTTCATCACCCACGTCGATCTCCTGCATCTCGCCGGAGAGGTCAAGTGGTCCCAGCAATGGCTCAGCAGAAATGAACATCACCGCCGGTATATGATAGTGCAGCTCGCTGTCCAGGATAGACCAGCGCTCGATGTGCTCCTGGCTCTCGATCGACACACCCCACCACACGTTGCGCGGGAACCAATCCCCTTGGCAAGTTGCTGCTGGCAAACAATCTCGTATCCGCTCCGGGCGTTTTGTCAAGATCTGGTAAGTATGCTGCGGGGTTTGGCGGATGATTTCCCAGGCCTCATCGCGCCACACGTCCGCCTCCTCGATGAAGAAGTCCGACCAGGAGCAGGTAAAGATCATTTTTGGATCTTTCCATTTCAGCGGCGCTTCGAAGGTGGTCTTCGAGCGCATCACCACGTTCGGGTCGGCGCCATACATCCGTTGCTCCCGGAACATGTAGCAATGCTTGCAGCCTTGGCTGACCTTATGACAGCCCCGCCAGGGATTCCAGGTCGCGTCTGTCCATTCGATCGTTGATTTATCGCCCATGATTCCTCAATCGATAATCGCAGTTATCAACCGTTCAGCAATAGCCCCGAGGTCATTCTTTTTGCGGATGCTGATTAATTGTATTTTTTAAGAATTCGATTGCCACGGGAGGTAAATCTATTATTTCCCAATCAGTCCAGATCTTTTTGGCTTCCTCGGATGCCTCATAATCATCCGCATAAACGATCTCCTGACCTTTTTTAGTCAATTTTGAGATAAAAACCTCGTCATCTCCAAATTCAAGAACAATCATAGTTTTCATTGTTTCACCTCCTCTCAATCTATTCTTCGAACACATCTCTATAGGCCATCAACGCAACCGGCGGTTGTGTCTGCCCCGAGTAAACCCACAGCCAAACCTTGCCAAAAAACAAAGCCGAGAGCCGCTCCCTCCATGAGAGATGCCACAATGACAAACATTTTCCGCCGTCCGTATGGATCGGCAATGATCCACACTCTTCATCGGTCATACCCTCAGGTTTCAAAAGTGTCTTGTTGGCTTGCGGAAAGTTAATTGGTTTCATTCGCCTTTCAATCTGCCTCTGCCTCGATGGGCTTGGCAAATCTTGATTAATATTTCGGATGCTCTTGATCCAGGTCAAGCTCAAAAGTGGCAAGGTAATATTTGCCTACTTCAAACTCGGCCGCGGTATCCGGGGGAACGATCAGCATTTCACAGTTAGCCGAGGGCGTTGCCGAACCGAACGGTTCGGACTTAGCGCCTTGCAGCTTGATGCGGAACGCGTTGCCGTGTTGATAATGCTCGACCTCGGCTTTCTCGTTCACCCTGAAACGGCAGATCACCTTCATAGCTCTCACCTCCTTTCCTCTAAATTTACAGGCTCGGCCTCCGGCCAGACATAACGCCGGTAGCGTTCCAATTCCTCGATCAGGAACCCGAGCGTATCCGGGCTTTTGAAACGCAGGATCATCGGCATGTCCTCTAATCCCTCAAGTGTGAAATGCAGATGCACCTGCTCGGGCGGAGCTTCTGCTCTCTCGTCAGGACACCATGCCCCAATCCTGATCCCTGTCGCCCCCAGACCGACTGTGCCAGGGCTTTTACCCTGATAGATGACTTTTCCACGTGGTTTGACCATGATACTTCCTCAATCGCTAAACGGAAGGCTTTTACGCTTTGTTCAATTCCCATTTTTTGGCTGTTGTAAGGATTACCCCATTTCGTTGGCCTGCCAACGTAGACCGTATTTGCGGGCATCCTCCAACCCTTTGTGCGTTTACGTTGGATTCGTCTAGGCATCGCTATCGCCTCCGCCGAAAACGCTGACCAGCCAAAACGCCAGTGTTGCGCCGACCAATGGGATGACCAGACAAAGGAATGCCCCGATCGCTCCCGGAGTACCGATGCAATTACCTGCGGCATCGCAAACCGGCGGATCGAGGGCTAACTGGTAGAACCACATTGATCCCATGTCTGGAAATAGAAACACTTTGACGAAAACTGCCAGGTAGCCTACCACTCCCAACAGGAGAAGGCGGAAGACCCACATTTGCATCCATCGCCAGCGGGCATCGGTTTCCATGTCAACCTTCATACGCGCAACGGCGGCCTCATCCAATGTGCGGAATCTTACTTGGTCAGCATCCTCGGTCCCGTAATATTTCTCGACCATGCTGCGCCAGATTCCGCGGCGTATCTCATTTCGTGGCCCGTGTCCCGGTTCCATCAGTTTTTCTCCTCGACATTCCCGAAGTTGCGCAGCCTCCATAACTTATGCCTGGCCTCTCCGTGAGAGTCGTATTCTTTTTTTAGGTCTGACAACAATTCCTTGCTAAACTTTTCGAGCCACCTTACACGGAGCACTGATCCCATTAACAAAAACAAGATGCTCGAAACAAAAATTGCTATGATCATCGTCTCAGACATGATATTCCTTTACAAATCTGCACTCTGGACACTTATACTTTTCAATCCTGCTTCCAGGGCTGGAACGGAGCAAGACGAAATTTTGCTGGCGGTAGCACACGTCGCACCACAAAGATGTAGTGGAGACTTTGATTTTCCTGGTACCTGATAACCGTTTCCTTTGTCGCATTTTTGCCTCTCAGCTCAACCAATTCTTTTCCACGCCGAACCCCTCTGCCAGTATGTCCCAGGTAATGCCTTCGATCAACACCGCGGAGGCGTTTGCCCGGTCATACTCCGCCATCCCCGCATTGACCAGTAGGCGGGTGATCTCGGTCAGCATGTCCTCGGCGCTTGTCCAGTTATACTCCCGGCTGAACTCAGGGTGTCTGCGGATCGGGAACAGACGCGGGCTGGTCGGGTAGCTGGCGACCAAGAAGTCCTGCACCAACCCCAGGGGGACTGAGAAACGCTCTCCCCGGAGAAACCATTCGACAACACGGTCCGACCCCAATAAACCCTCAACAGACAGTGGGTCATAGCGCGTCACGATCTCGGTCTGGCGCGGCGTCAATCCTTTGAGGGACTTGCTCAGGTTTACCAGGTGGGATGTCTTTGCGTAGTTCCAGGACTGCGCCCTCCGGATTGCCCGACCCCAAAACGCATCGACTGTCATCATCACTGCAAGGATAGCCAGGATAACGGCAAACCCCCGGAGAACGAAGCGCAGCCAATCCAGCGAATCGGGGATGTCTGTCCTCCACCCGATCCCCGTGAAGGTCAATGCAGCGAGCCAGAGCATCAGGAGCGCACCCAGCCGGGGTTCTTCGATCATTTCAGTTTGGCCTCTTTAGCCTGTGCGATTGACTCCGGGACGTACCCGACGACTTTGCGCCACCCCAGGCCGGTCAGGATTTTATAACCCGGGTCACGCGTTCCCCGGATGACCTCGGATAGATACGAATCTGAGACGCCCAGGCGCTCAGCGGCTTTTGCCTGGTTACCCATTAAGGCGACCAGACTTACTATGCTTTCGATCACGCGGTCTTTCGAATATATCTTTTGCATCTTGTGTCCGTCCTCATTCCTTCGTGGATTCTCACCTGCCCCGACACGTCATTGGGGTAGGGGGGTCAAAACATTGATGGCTGTCCAGTTTTTGCCGGTACCAGGTTGGGACGAATCCCGAGCGCCATGATCTCCTGGATGCTCGGTTCTTCGTAGCCCCACTCCTCACCATCCCATCCTGAAGTACGATGCCCGCCAAGTTGCGGGGGCAGGATTTGAACCTGCTTAGATAGACTGCATGTCAAGCCAAGTCTGCGTAAGCCGAAGTCTATCCCTTGAGCTTTTCAGCATGTTCGCACCACGCCGCCCCGCATGTTTTGTTAAGGTTCTATGCCGGGTTGTCTATTGGTGGGATTGGCTCTCCCTCCTCATCAAACATCCCGACATGCTCCGCTAGGTAGCAGAGGGCGAGCTTGGGGTCGATCCCCTCCTTCTCCATCTGGACGGGGGTCATTCCGTTAGTTGCCCGGCTCCTGGCAATTGTGGTCCAGAGCTTCATGGCCTCAATCTTGACCAGCTCGCGCATGGATTCTTGAAGCTCCCGAAATGCCTGCTCCGTCACGGACACCGCCTCCTTTGGGTTATTGCTCAGGTCATGGACAATATCAGCCCAAACTGTACCACCAAAGGTTACGCTATTGTAATTGCCCAGGTTTACTTTTCGTTCATAGGTAACCTGGATAGTCTTTGGCATGACTGTGGCGGCCATTAGAACGGCACCTCATCGCCCTGGTAGTGGTCATCGTACTCGGCTGGGAAGTTCTCCGGGCCGCTTTCGCCGCCCTCGCCCTCCTCGCCCCGCTTCCAGGAATCGGCTGAGAGCCAACTGTCAGCCTGGCGTTTGAGCGCCACCATAGCCTCGACGGACTCGGCACCCACGAACCACTTGCTCAGGTGATCCTCTCCGACCTGGTCAGGGAGGTGAACCTGGCATGGCGTGATCGGCGAGCGGTTGTTGCCTTTGCCAACCAGCTTTGCTTGGAACTCCCCGAACGTACCCAGGGGATGCCAAAAGAAGTACGCCGGGACGCCTGGTGCGTGTTGCTGCCGTGACACCGCGGTTGCGGCGGAGAACTTCTGCAACGCGTCCTCGATAGCTTGGGCGCTCAGTCCGGTTGCAGTTAGCACCACGTTTCCCCAGGCGGAATAGACTTTCTTTTTTGGCTCGAAGTCAGCCACCAATCCCAGGATCTGTACGTGGCTGTATGCCCTTCCTTGCTCGTTCTTGCGCCAGCGTTTTCGCTGTCCGATTGGGGCGAACCCAATCCATCGGCTAACGTAGGCTGTGTATTCTCCGCCCGACTTGGGGACGGCTGTTATGGCAGAGAAGCCATGTGGTAAGCCGGAAAGCCCGGTCATGGCGAGGTATTCACCCACGGCCTCGCCGTCCACTTCCCACCCGCCAAAGTGGCGGGCGTCTTTAAGATCGGATAGTTCCTGCTTGCCGTTGCGCCAACGCAGGTACAACACCGGGAAGGGCAACCTTACCCCGCCCTGTGCGAATCCTTCGTTGATCGCATTTATTTGATCTTGAGTTACCTGGATTGTCATTTCACTGTTCCTTTTCATAAGATTTTTGCTGTCCAATGGTCAATTCTTTGTCTTCTTCTTTTGTCTCTGATAGTTCCTCCTTTACTGATAGATACATAGCCAAACAAGCTCGGACGTACTCCGACCGGTTTGCCCCGATCCTGGCGGCGGCCTTGTCCTCTGCTTCCAGGAAATTCTCCGCAACCAGGAACGCGCTGAGCTTTGCCGGAAAACGTCCCCATCCAGATTTCAGCCAGGATGGGATTTCCTTGATCGCACCATTGAGATTCATCTGGTAAACGATCGCCCTGGTAAACCCTGATCGCTTAGCCCGTAGCTCCGCCCTCGTCTGTTCGAACTTGGCGTACAACGCCGCGGGGAGCATAACGGGGGGATGGATAACGTAACCTATTNCGGACACCTACACCTCCTGCCCGGCCAACATTTGCCGGAGCTTGACCTGCTGTTGCTGTTCGGCGTTTATTACAGCGTTTTTGTCTTTGATCGCTGTTGCTTGCTCCTCAAGCTTCAGGAGCAGAGCGATCCATTTGCCGTAAACAAAGGTCGCTACCTGGACGGGACGGTTCTCGCGCAGATGCACACGGCAAACGGTCAAGTCATTCGATGTTACCGTCAAGGCAAAGTACCTGTCATATTCATTTCCCTTGATGTGCTCCCCAATCCTGAACGCCAGGGTAACAACTGTCACGGAAAACTTATCCCTCTTGATTACCTCAAGCACCGGCATGATATTCCAGCCGTAGGGCTGTTTGAAGGTTACATCATCTCCGAGATACAGTACGATGTCAGCCAACCGGCGATAGATGCCAACGCTGTCAGCCCATACTAACCAATCGTTTTCGATGACATACAATTCATCGTAAGATGTGTCCATCCTGATTTCTTCCGGGAGCTTTAGTTCCATGCCTGCCTCCTGTCCTGCTGATATTATAATATAATAATGATCTTCTGTAAAGATCAATCGGTGATGACCGGCAGCATTTCCACGCCAGCCAGTTGAAACAACTCGGTGATCTTTTGGGTGATCCATGCAATGTCGCCGGGTCGGTTTTTCCACTGTTTATAAGGTCCACCATAGCGATCCTGTAACGCGTAGGCATCCGTCTCGATTCTGACGGCAATGATTTTTGGGTTGTCGATTTCCTCATCAGCCCACACCCAGGATGCGCAGCCAACGTATGCGCTTTTCTTGGTGAACATCCCGGCGATGGCGGTCATCATTACACCATCCCAGCCCTCGGGATGATCTTCCGGCGTACACCACACTGACACCGCGGCGAGATGACCTTCATAGATCGCCTCAGGGACTGAATTAGTCCCGATGTCAAGCTCCTCGGCTTTTCTCAGGACTGGCTTCATTCTTCTGTGTTCTGACTGGTAAGACACCTTCGCCTCCATTCTTCATATTCGTCCCGGTCTGCCTTACGAAAGACCGGTTTACTGTCATCGAGCTGCCAAAACAATAGTCCGTTATCGTACCCGTAGGTGGGGACGTATAACTTTATCGTCCCGTTCGGACGATGAAACAAAAATGCGAACGCCCCGTTCTTGCCCTTCCAGATTACACGCCCGGAATCGGGTAGTATCTCCCAGGGATTTACCCTGGAGGCGAGATCATAGAGGCTTAGAGGAACTTTCGCACCCATCGTCCGTTCAACCATTCCCAATCATACTTTCCGAGTCTCCGAGTATTGCCGCCGCGCGGCTTTTTGACCGGCCTGGTTTCTACGATTCGCTCTGCCCCGTTGAAGTCGATCAACACCCTGCGTCCCGTCTGGTCGATCTCGAAACGCAGGTGCGCTCGCTCAAGCGGCCATAATCCATAGTCCCAGGTGTTTGTGATTGTCAGGGTCATGGCTTGCCTCCCTTCGCCTGCCAGTAAATCCAATCCGCCAGCAGGCAAAGCCCGGTGAGCAGCGGAATGGCGATGATAAATCGGATGTAGTCCCAGGTCAGTTGTGGTATACTCTGCATTGCATCATCTCCTTTTTGGCGGCGGGTCTCACGGCGAGTGTCAACCTGCCGCCAATTTGTTAGTAGATCTCATCATAAATTTTATAAAATGCCGTGGCTCTTGCCTGTCGGTAGGCTTCCAACGCCGGGGCTGTGGCCTGCTCGTAGGCTTCCAACGCCGTGGCTCTTGCCTTCTCGAAGGCTTCCCACGCCGGGGCTGTGGCCTGTCGGTAGGCTTCCAACGCCGTGGCTCTTGCCTGTCGGTAGGCTTCCAATGCCTGGGCTTTTGCCTGCTCGTAGGCTTCCAACGCCGGGGCTGTGGCCTGTAGGTAGGCTTCCAACGCCCGAGCGGGAAACATTTTCTCCGCCAGCCAATCCAGGTCAAGTCCCAACTCTGCTGCCCTCAGGCAGTTATCCAATGTAACCTCAGCGCCATCCGGCCATTCGCCCGAGAATGTGTCCAATTGTTTGCAGCTTGCGCCAAGGCCAACGAGGTATTCACGCGTGATTTTCATCGATGTCCTTTCATGATTACCTCTCGAGTGTGATCTCGAAGTACCCGGCGAACCCTGCCCGGCTGCCTTGCTTCGAGAGCAACGTCGCCCCGGTCGCTGTCCAACCGCTGGAGACTGTATCGACCAGCCATTCTGTTGCTGGCCAGTTGGCGTTCATTGGGCCGTTGGGGGTTTCGACGCCGCAGATCAATCGTTCGAATATTTCTTGCGGGTTCTGTGAATTTAAGACGCTGACCGGATCGTAACTCCGCATCAACGCCCGGACGGTCATCGTCTCGGGCTGTGGCCGGTGGCTTTCGATCCGGCTGGCGATCATTTTTGCGACCATCCCCTTGCAGGGGATATTGCGATTATGCTCCCGGTCGGGGCATCCACAGGAGCGCAGCGTCGTCCCGTACTTCCCCCAGTGCTCCTGCGCCTTCCCTGAGAGCAGGTAGCCAAGCGCCCGGTTGGTGCGCTTGATTTCCAGCCCGCCGTTGCCCTTGCGGGCGGCGCTCCTGGCTCGGTTGAACCAGGAGAAAATTTCCGACTTTGTGAACTGTGCTTGTGCCATGTCTGTGCCTCTCGTTTGATCTGATCTGTGTCTTACGCATTTATTATAGCCTGGATTAGAAAATTTGTCAATAGTCAATCTTAGAACCCCCGGGCAAGATACACGCGNCTGGTGTACGTTCCGTGGTGCTGCCAGACAGAACGCACGTACCAGCAGGTGTATTTTGGATGCCTGGCGGACATCCAGTCCCTGACCTCCCCGAACAGGTCTGCGAAGGCGCAGCGCAGGGTCTTGCGAATTGTGATGCGCCGGATTATCCTCCCGTTTACTGTGGGGATATTGACCCTCACCCGTACACGGACATTGTAGCGTGCAGGGTTACTCATGGTCTCCGAAGTAGTCATTTACAGAAAAAATGCTAGAAGGCTCCCCCCTTAAAGGGGGGAGATGAATAGCGAATATTACGCAAATCTGTGTTATAATATTGTTATTTGTGGTCTCGTAATCGACCGAGACGAAAACGCCGCAATAAACATTTTAGCTCTGGGACTACAGAGCTTGGGCGCAATCCCTAGAAGCCACCCCGTTCACGGGGTGGAGTAGTCACTGCCTGCTGGATAGCAATCTCGGCAGGAATTGACGCAGTCGCTTACAACTGCACGTCCGCATCGATCGCAGACGGTGACGAACCAATTCCCGTGTACCTCGCAACTTTCGATCCGCTCGTGGTGGCGCAGATCAGCAAGGGCGACTTTATCGGTAGTGCAGATCGGGCAACCAGCTTTGTTCACGGTCTGTCTCCGAGTTTCTTTTTTAGGACCTGCTCGACTCCTGCCAGGAGTTTTTCGACCCGCTCCAGTTCCTCCCATACTGCGATGGTGAAGGGGCTGGNCGGGACGCCAGCAGACCAGCGCCCGGCCTTCTCTCTATGCTGGGCGAACCAGGTTACTTCCCCGGTGACCTCATCGACTTTTTTGATCAATCTTACTTCCATGTTTGTCAACCATCCTTTCTAGCTCCGCCCAGGTGATTTCTTGAGCGTTATTCCACTTGCGCCATACCCACCCCTGCGGGTGCCAGTAAGGGTCTGGACTGTGGTCATAGGGTGACTTTCGCCGTTGCTGATAATCCAGCCTTTCGGCAAGCTCAGCAGGTGGCCGGGTATCGCGGCTATCGATCACTGCGTACCAGCGTCCCCGGAGACGGACGATTACTGGCGGATTACCGATCCCGCCTTGTTGTCCGAGCGTCAAGCTAAGGCAGGGGATTTTCATCGTTTGGCCTCGCTTGCAATTTCCTTGATTAGCTCCCCGGCGACCGAGAACTCCAGCTCCCCGACTTTGCCGTCGTGGATGGTGTCAATCACCTGCCGTTTGCTCTCGATCAATCTGACGATTGTTTCCTCGATGGTGCCCTCAGCTACGATGTACCATGCTGTGACACTGCCTGTCTGACCAATGCGGTGCGTCCGGTCCTCGGCCTGGTCGTGATCTCCGGGCGTCCATACAAACTCGACAAATGCTACATCGCTGGCAGCAGTGAGCGTGATTCCTACCCCGGCGGCTTTGATGTTGCCGACGAAGAGCTGGATTCTCGGGTCGTTCTGGAAGGCGTCAACCGCTTCCTGCCGCTCCTGGAGATTCTCCCGTCCAGTGAGTCTGACTGCGCTGCCGGGGAATTCTCGCATAATAGCGTCAACCGTCTCGTGGTGTACTGCGAAGACTACCAGTTTGTCGCCGCCCTCCAAGAAGTTTTTGATCCACTCCAGGGTGTCCGCCATCTTGGCTCGCATGGTCACCTGCTTGGCTTTCTCGATGAACACCAACGCCTCAGCGCTCGTCCGGGCTGCGGCCATTGCCGCCTCATAGATCATTTCATTGTATTCTTTGCGGTGCGCCTCGTCGAACCGAACTACCAGGGTGTTCCGCTGTTTAGGTGGAAGCTCTTTCAGGACTTGGTCTTTCGTGCGCCGGATTACGTAGGGCTTTATTCTCTGGTGCAGGTCTTCCAGGTTGGTCGCCCCGCCCACGTTGAAACCGTAGTCGTCATTGTAGCCGCCGCAATACTCCTTCGCGTAGCGGAAGAACGAGGGCCAGCCCTCAGGGTCGATCATGTTCAACAGGGGGAACAGTTCAATGGGCCGGTTGGTGACCGGTGTCCCGGTGAGAAGGATCACTCGCTCGACCGCTTTTGCGAATTTTGCCAGCGCCTTTGTGCGCTGCGCTTTATAATTCTTGGCATAATGGGCTTCGTCTGCGATCATCACTGCGGGTCTCATTTTTACCAGAGTATCGACCCAGGGTGATAACACGTCATAATTGATGATGAAAATGTCTGCGCCGGTGAGCGCCGGGTCGAACGTCTTGCGCCCCTCAAGTATAGCGACTTTGTCCCGCTTGCTCATCCAGCGGATGATCTCCCGTTGCCAGTTCAGTTTGAGCGAGGCCGGGACTACGATCACCGCAGGGCGCAGCTCGGGATGCAATTGCAGCCATGCCAATGCCTGGATGGTCTTGCCCAGCCCCATCTGGTCAGCGATTAAAGCTCGTCCGTTCGCCCGGTCAAGGAACTCCACCCCGACGTACTGGAAGGGGTAAGGAACTCCACCCAAGCCGTCGATCTCCGTCAGGCTCGATCCCTGCGCTTTATTGCTCATCGCCCGTAGCTCCCGTTGCTGCTCGGCAAGTTCCCGAACGCCCTCATCGACCGTCGCCTCGGGGAACATGGCGATTAAGTCCAGGGTGTAGCGGTTGGGAACCGACCAGGGTAAACCGGGCTTGTCTGGGTTCCATTTGCGCTCGGGGAGCGCCTTGACTTTGGCGACCCGCTCGCTCCGTCCATCGGGGTCCGGGAACTGTACCAGTATGGTGCCGTTCTCCCTGCTCAGGATCACCGCGGGGAGTTTCGTTCCTGGCTGTGGCTGATATTGGGGAGAGCTGTCCGGCGCTTTTCCCGCGGCTACCTCTGCCAGTGCAACGGCGGAGGCTTCCGGGACTGACCAGGCTTTGTCATTGCGCTCAGGATGCCATTTCCATCCGGGGATGGATTTTATCGCTGACCGCACCGCCTCATCCGGCTTGCCGGGAAACTTTACGTACGCCCTGCCGTTTTCCGTCCAGACAGTGGCGTTTGATGTAGTGGGGCTTTTAGGGGCGGAACGCTCAGGGGTGATAGGCTCTACCCCAGGGTCTACTCGCTCCACGGGCTGTTCGTCCGGGGCGGTGGTGAGCTTGATCCCGACCTGCTCCAACTGCCCCCGGTATTTCAGGAGCATCCTCAGAGCCGCCGTCGCCTGCCGGTCGGTGAGCGTTCCACCGGTGGCGGTATATTCAGCCAGGCTGTGGCCGAACGCAGCATCAAACTTGTTGAAACCCTGCCCGTCCTGCGACTCAGCATAATCGCAAATCCGGGCCAGGTATTGAAGGGCTTTCGAGATTGTGTCTTTGTCAATCATTGATTTTCTCCGCTTGTGATCTGTTGTCCTATGCGTTTATTATAGCCCATTTGAGAAAAATTGTCAAGAGGCAATATGATAAGAACCGGCGCGAGGGAGGCGCGTCGGTTCTTGTCACGAAAATGCTCCACTGGGAAGCATCGCCAGGATTATACCCCGCGGAGGGGCGCGCATGGCAATAATTGACAATTCAGCTTAGTGCTTTGCTCAGCTCATCCAGTAGCGTCTCGGATGCAGCCTGGATGCGTTGCCTGGCTTCGTCGCTGATCGGGAATCGGTGCAGGTTAGCGACTAGGCGCTGCACGGCGCTTTGAAACGAGGCAAGGACGGCGGGGATGATCGTCCCCGTCCCCATGACATCATACGCCATAGCGTCATCGGAATTTGCTAGCGCCAGGATGTCCCCGTCACGCCATTCATTTGGCGGCTCCGGTTGAGACGTTGGCTGGCCGAGCAGTTTTTCCAACCATCCCACGGTCGGTCGCCTGCCGCCGTGGAAGTGCATATACTCCACGCAGGCGTCGAGCAGTATCAGCCATGATTCTCCTCTGGATGCGATCGCAAAATGCGTAAATGTCAGTACATCATAATCGTCCCTAGTCTGGAATCGTACCCCGGAATAGAAGCGGGCGACGTCAGCATAGTAGCGCACGGTGCGCGCCCTGATCCGGTCACCCAATAGGTACGCCATGAATCGGTACACATGCTCATCCGTGACTGGCAGATATTGATCACGGACTTTTTCTTTCCATTCGTTGACCTTGTCGCCGATGCGCCAGTAATCGTACTCCCAGCGGTCGCCGATTGCCTGAAACTCCTGTTGCTCGGACTCCGGGATGGCATCGAACAGCAAAGCGACGCCAACCTTGTTACCAGTCAGGAACGTGTTCATTCTCCGTCTCCCTCGGCAGAGGTACTGCCGGTAGCATTTCTGGTGCCTCGTTTGCGATCTCGGCAAGGTCGATTAGCTCCCCGGGCTGACGGACAGTGTCCAGGACGGTATTCCCCGGCACGCCCAGGGCTTCGGGTTCTTTGTTGTCTCCGAACCACAGAATATAGCGGATCGGCTGTTCGTTGGGGTACGTGTTGTCTCTGGCAACAGCGATGATCTCGCGTCCCCCGTAGGCTACCGGAGGTGCCATCCCCGCCTGGTCAAGCTGTACCCAGCGCGCAACGGTGACTGTGATTGCCGCAGTAGGAATGCCCCCGATCTCCATCGCGGCTATAAAAAAATCCTCGTCCTGGTTGATGTCGTACATGTGCGCCTGCCAGAACTGTTCGATCTCCGCCATCGTCAAGGCGGGGTTTTCCTTGACCCGCCCGGCGTCATACAGGGCACAGTTAGCGATCCAGCGCGCCTCAGCGGGGAAGGTGGAGCGCACAGACCATCGGTCACCTACTTTCCGTGATCCTGTCCAGCGGTTGAGGGCGAACCATTCCGCAAGCGAGAGCAGCTTCGAGGAGAATTCTTGAGGCGCTTTGTCTGCACGGCAGAAGACCCACCCCAGGAGAAGACGCCGCTCCCGGTTCGGCTCCCGGTTCGGGGCAGACAGCGCCCGGTTGAGGTCACCGACTATGGCTTTCCTGCGTCCCTCGCTGATCTCTGGTTCATCTTTCTCCCATTCCTTCAAATAATGGGCGAGCCATTTCCGGACCTCAAGCGGGGTGAGGATGCGCTCAGCAGTATTTCTGTCGCTAGTCATCGATCATTGCTCCAGTGTGATACATCGCCGTAGCTCGGACTGCTCATGGTTCGCAGTTCGACGCTATGGAAAACAGGGAAGTCAGGATCGCGGACCAAGTCTATTCGCCCCTCGTTTCCGTCTCGGTTGGCGATAACTGATAACGTGGCGAGGCGGGAATCGGAGTAAGCTGCTTTCTCCGCAAGATGCTCGGTCAGCACCATCATGACATCGACGTCATGGATTAGCTGGCCGCTGCCCCTTGGCGTTCGCAGGCCGGGAGTGACGTTGCCCATCTGGTCTTTGGTGACTGAATTGATTATCAGCCCGACCAGGTTTTCTCCCTGGCAGATAGCCTTGATCTGGCGTGAGACCTCCTGCGAGAACTCCTCCTCGTCCTGGCTTTTGCCTTTCCCGCCCATCAGCAGCAGGTAATCCAGGACGAACCATTCGATCCCCTGTCGGGCTTTGAGCTTGGCGATCTTTCCCCGCAACTGGGGGGCGGTGATCATCGGGGTGTCGTCGATATACAACGGGAGGTCGGACAGCTCCCCGACTGCATTGATGAACGCTGGGATGTCCTCTGGGTCAAGCTCCCCGGACTTGAGTTTCCAGGTCTGGACGCCGGAACGCGCGGAGGCGATTCGCCGGACAACAGCTTCCGCTCTCATTTCCATCGAGAATATAGCTCCCGGATGGTTGGCCTCCGCCCAGGCGACCGCGATCTGCTTTGCCAGCTTGCTTTTGCCGATCTTGGGCCTGCCGACCAGCATGTTATATCCAGGCTCGAAACCCCCGTGTAGCAGGCCGTCAAGATCGACTAAGCCGGTAGGCAATCCGACGCGTCTTGGACTTTGCATCCGCTCGTGAACCTGGTCATACAGCGCACTAAGCGCCTCACCCAGGGTGACCGTCTCCCCGCCCGCACCGGCAGCGGGGGCAAGGGAGTCGATGGCTTTGACTGCCCCGGCGTGGTAGTCCTCATCCATGCGGTGCGCGGTGCGGGCAAGCTCGGAGGCGACTTCGATCATCTTCCTCCGCTGCGCCATCTCCAGGACGATCTCCGCATACTGTTGAGCGTGCATGGATGACGGCACGGCATTTATTAGTTGAGCGATGCGGGTCTCGCCCCCGGAATCGGTGAGCGTCCCGGCTTTCTGCATCTGGTCGCACAGGCTGATGATGTCAACGGGGACGTTCTTTTTTATCAGGACAGTAACTGCCTCCCACATCCAGCGGTTGCGCTCGATGTAAAAGTCTGACGCCTGGACATCGCCGGCGACCTGCCAGTAAGCAGCAGGGTGGATTATCACTGACCCGATCAAAGCCTCTTCGGCTTCGGCATTGTGGGGAAACATTGGTGCGTCCATCAATCCCTCCTTGCAGAGAATAACGGCAATAAACTCTTTTCGTCCTGGCGCTCTTTTGCAGGTAAGTCCCGGGCGGTCTTGGTGACCGACTCCGGGCCGCCGATGGTCAGCCCCTTATCGCGCATCTCCAGTACTGCCTCCCCGATCTGTTCAGCGGTAAGCCCCAGCTCCGTCCACTGCGCCAGTATCTTGCGCCACTTGCTGCGGTCATCCTTGACCGGGCGGTGCTGTTCACCTGCTGCCTGGATGAAGGCAGCGGCAAGGTGGCGGACGTTCTCCGAGAGCCAGGACAGGTCAGGAGCGCCGGAGGCTTGGGTAGCCTGGCTGCGCGCCAGCGCCGCGGCGATACGCTCCTTTGCCTCGGCAGCGTTTTTTGGGCCGCGCTTCCCGGAATCAGGAACCGGATCTCCAAACCCCAACTCCTTAGGAGTGAGGACTTCCGGAGCGCCTGCGCTCCCTGGAGTAATCTTTGTGTAATCTATGTTAATGGATTGTGAAATTTTTTCATAATCAGATTGTAAAAATTTTTCAAAATCCATTATTAAAAAATTTGATAACCCGAACTCGTTTACCCACAGGATCAGGGCGGCGATGGCATGGACGTTTACGCGGTAATGCTGCGTTGGGACACCCCGCGCTTTTCGTAACTGGGTTTCCAGGATGAAGCGGTCTTTCCAAAACTCGGTTATCTTGTTTACTCGGTACTGGGTGTATCCAGATCCCAGTTCAGTCTGCCATTCGTTTACTGACTTGTAGAACCAGCCGTGCTTTCCCCTGTCGGACCAGTACACGCACTGGTTGAGGAACACCGCGGAGTACAGGTCGCCATCGGCCATTTCTATATAAATTCTCGGACAGGTAAGGAGCCTCTCATGCCCTGAGAATTTCCGGATTACCAGGCTAATCAATTCCCGATTGCTGAGAGTCTTTATTTCCATAGTTTCCCCCAGGCTTTCCAGGCTCTTTTGCGTATTGCTCTTTTGATGATGGCGACGGGGCCACGCGATACGGCTTGCACGTCACCCAGGAGCCGGGCTGCTCGATAAAGTTTTGACCGTAGCTTGATTCTTGGCATACTATTCTCCCTTCTGAAATACAGGCCGCCTTTGGGGTAAACCTGTCCGCCTGTAGCGCTTCTTCATAGTAGAAAGATTGAAGGCGACAGGCTCACCCAAAAGGCGGCCTGATTTGCGGTACTATCCGGGGCGCTACTCCCGTGCGGCTTCTTTTCGGTTGCCACTCCGCATTTACTTGTGCTCATATTATATTATGTTTTCTGACTTTCAGGCAAGTTATTTTTGGCTTCTTCCTCCCGGCTGATCTGCGCTGACCGGATCGCTAGGACAACCAGGGCAAAGAGGATCTCATCCATCCATCATTTGGCGTCGGTTGTTCTCCGTCAGTTGGGACAACGGCGTCGCCTGTAACTGGCTTGATTATGTTCAGTTTTTTGCCGGTCATGGTGATTATCCCCAGGCGGCGCATGATTCGCAGGTGATGATTCACGTTCTGCGGGACGGTTTCCAGGGTATCGGCAAGCTCCTGGCGAGACGGGGGTCGGTTGCGCTCTTTCCACCATTGCTCGATTACGGTGAGGATGCGGGCGCGCATCTCAATGCCGGCTTTGTAGCTGTCTGATTTGCTTCCTTTTTCCATCAAATTTTCCTTTCCATCAAATTTTCCTCTCTTGTCAATTATTGACAAAACGTGAGTCCAGTGCTATTATCAGCACAGAACCCGATACGTCGTGTTCTCCCTATCCCCGCCTGCCCCCCTCAGGCGGGGAAGTGCTTTAGCTCAGCAAAAGCAGCGGCTTGTCATCGGACACGAATCCCATCCAATACCCCTGGCCATACTCCAGGGGGTGACTTTCGACCCACTTGGCGATCTTCCGGAAGCCACTGGCTTTAAGTATAGCGGTGGTTCGTTTGACAGACGCCAGGTATTCGCCTCGCTCGACGGTTGCCAGCGCGTCGTAGACTGAATGAGGGACATGCACCGCGTTCGGGGGAATGGCTGCTTTTACCTCGGTTTCCCGGAACTGCTTCATTTGCGGGTGATGTCTTTCGTTGCGCCGGATGACCCAGCCGTGAACCGTGATCTTGGTGAAGCGGAATTCGCCCGGCGCTTCTCCCAGGTCATCAATATCTACTGTCTCGACCCGCTCATCGAACCATGCCCGCAGTTTCTTGGGGAGTCGGTCTATCCAATTGTAGGTAGCCAGAGCGGCAAGGACGCCTCCAGGTTTCAGGGCATGGACGGCGAACTCCAGAAACAAATGCTCGGACTTGACTGCTCCGGTTGCGCTGTTCGCCATCCCGCCTGCCGTCCCCCAGGAGATGCCAATCGGCGGGTTCATCACCACCATGTCATATTTCGACCGGTGCGCCTCAAAATCGTCCAACACGGACGCACGATGCCATTCAACCAAGGGGAAGAGCTTGCGTCCAATTTCGACGGCTTCCGGGTCAAGGTCATAAGCGAAGATGCTGGCGGAAGTCTGGTCAGCCCACGGCTGGAGCAGGTTGCCGATCCCCGCGCAGGGTTCGAGTAGGTGGAACGGATAACGCGGATCAATGGCGACGTCCGTGCTCTGGCCTAACCACAAGGCCATTTCCCGCGGGGTGTAATACTTGGCACCATCGGAGATCCACTCCGGGACGTAGGTTTCCAGGATTTGATCTGCGCTCAACTCGGGGACTTTGGGGTTCTTGTCCCGGCTGTTCTCCCGGAACGGCTCGCCCTTGAGCCAGGCTTCGATCCGGTCACGGTCCTTCATTTGTGCTTTTGTGAGTTTTAACATCAGACCGCCTCCTCGTACAGGCTGGCTGCCAGCAGGACGCCCGGGCAGCTTGTTGGGTCTTTGCACTCGCACAGGTACCGGCTGGTGCCGCCCACGTATCGTGCAGTGGGGCAGCCGGAGGCGGAAGAACACAGGGGATATTCCCTATCCCTGCGCCGCCCCACAATGGCTTTGCTGTACTTTGAATCTTTGAAGTTACTGCTTGTCACTTTCATTCGTATGCTCCTTGATCTTGAAATGCTTAAGCATGGCTGTCCATGCCTGGTCGGTATTGGTTACGCCGAAGTTCGTTACCCCGACGAAGAAGTCGCAGGATTTTTGCGCTTCAAGGTACTTGATTGGAACATGGTTGCTGAACCTGACTTTGAATCGTTTTCCTTTGCGTCTCACGGTCACGTACTTGGACACGCTGTCTTGTGGCATGTATAGGATGACTTCGAGGTTCAGATTCAGCGCCCGCTCGATGAAGACTAGATATTTTGGATGCAGGTACTGGGGCGGGTAATTCTCCCGCACTCCCTGGACATACCCCATCGTGACCGGAGCGCCTCCCCTGCGGTTGTACTTGCTCATCGCCCGGTGATGACTGCATAGATGCCCAGGGCACAGATGACGAGTAGCCCGATCAGGCAATAACCCAGCCAGGCAACCTGCATAACGGAATATCCCTCAAACATGTCGTGACTCCTCTCGTTTCTAATAATCCCTGAACCCGTGCGCCATTTCGAAGCAGTGGCACTCCGGTTCCTCAGGGAGAACATCGCCGGGATTCTTTCCCCAGCACCAACCGCAGAACGGGCAGGCGGCCTCGCCTTCAAAGAAGTTCTCCGAAGATTCGGCGTCGTGGGCAACCTGTTCTCCGCAGCGGGGGCAAAGACCGGCTTCGCCGCAGGTCGAGCAGGGTTCAGGGTAGGATGGAAGTCGCGTATTCCCTGAGCCGTAAGGGACCCAGTCGCCGCCGGACTCCATTGTCCCGTAGCCGCCACATGACCGGCAGTAACGAGGCCAGGTCGCCTCCCACTCGGCACGCTCCATCTCCATTCGGGCTGTCCTCTCGGTGCAGGTCAGGGAGTGAACGAATATGACCATGCGGAGCTCGACAGGACGCCCCAGGATTTCTTTGACCATGTCACCTTTGGGATTGTACGGAGTGATCAACTGATCCATTCCCCGGCACGCAGCGCCTTGAGCGCCAGTTCGTTGCACTGGATATTCATCATCTCTCGCAGCCAGGCCTCACCCAGGTTAGCACCAATAGCCTCTTGCCATTCAGCCATTACCCGGTCGATCTCTGCACGTAACGTGGATCGCAGGTCAGCGGATAACTTGGCGGGGTCTGCTCCGTTGGCAATTCCCCGATCACGCAGGATCAGGACTGCTGCTTTCATTGTTTCTTCACACAAGAGTTTTACTGCGTCCATTTTAAGCCTCTTACCCGATGATTTCCTCGAAGCGCAGTGCACAGGGCACATGCGCCTGGTTGTCTTTGATCGTAACGAAGCCGATAGCCAGATTAACTAAGCGGGCCTGGCCGAGTTCTAAATTCTCCGGCAGCTTTACGCCCGCCAGGACCTCTTTGATCTCCGCATCGCTCCAGGAGCGCCCCTCGTATTCGGGAAGCTCCAGACTTACGTTGACCAGAGTGGTTTTGATCATTGCCTGGTGGTACTCGATTGTGGTAGTCATAGAAAAATTCCGCTGGACACTCCCCCATTCATGGGGGAGAGGAAAGCGGCCTCCTTTACTTTCAACAGATTGACGAACTGTGATATAATACGGGTATGAAACTCACCGCAAAGGTCAAGCTTCAACCAACACCTGAACAATTCTCTGCTCTCAAACAAACGCTTGAGACGGCTAATGCTGCTTGCAACTATATTTCCGAACAGGCATGGGAGCATAAAAGATTTTCCCGTGTACCGCTGCACAAATTGGTTTACTACGACGTTCGTGAACAATTCAACCTCACCGCTCAGGTTGTTATCCGCTGCATCTCCAAGGTTGTTGACAGCTATAAGATCGACCGAAAAGTGAGACGGACTTTTAAATCGACCGGAGCGATTGCTTTCGATAGTCGTATTCTTAAGTGGTACGTTGACCTGTATGAGGTCTCGATCTGGACGGTCGAAGGTCGCCAGCGCGTCTCGTTTGTTTGCGGGGCAAGACAAAAAGAGATGCTTCAGGGCCAGCGTGGAGAAAGCGATCTCGCTCTTATCAAAGGCGATTTCTACTTGCTTGCCACCTGTGACGTTGAGACGCCAGAACCGCAGGACGTTCACGACGTTCTCGGTTGTGATCTTGGAATAGTCAATCTGGCAGTTGATAGCGACGGTGAGCAGTTCACCGGCGAGGTAGTCGATGATAACCGCCGCAAATTCGAGCATCGCCGTAAGAACCTTCAGAAGAAGCAAACCAAATCGGCAAAACATAAACTCAAGAAAATCTCCGGCAAGCAGGCCAGGTTTCAAAGTAATACCAACCACACGATCAGCAAGCGTCTTGTTCAAAAAGCGCAAGACACTCAACGGGCTATCGCTCTTGAAGATTTGAGCGGAATCCGTGAGGCTCCTGTTAGACGCAAGCAGAGAAGCAAGCACGCTAACTGGTCGTTCTATCAGCTTCGGAGCTATATTGCTTACAAGGCTGAGCTGGCGGGTGTTCCGGTGATCTTCGTTGATCCGAAATACACAAGCCAGACTTGTCCGGTATGTGGTTGTGTTGATAAAGCAAATCGACCCAATCAATCTACTTTCTCCTGTGTGTCCTGTGGTTACTCTGCGCCAGCGGACCACAATGCGGCTGTAAATATTGCAGCCAGGGCTGTTGTAAACCAACCGTTGGGATCAATCCTTTCGGGTTAGGTCCAAATGCTCCCCGCTTCAGCGGGGACGTAGTTTACTTAGGTCTCCTTCGTTTGATCTGTTGTCCTGAATTTATTATAGCCTAGATTAGAAAATATGTCAAGGGGCAATCTTGACAAAGAAGCGCCCGGCGGGGATCAAGCCGCCGGGCTAGGACACAGATCAGTCTCGCCCCCACGGAGACAGACGGCAGTAATTATATCATGGCTCCGGCAGGATATCAAGGCGGGCAAAGGCGAGCAGGGCGCGGATGCGCCCAACACGGATTTTTGCCATCTCGTAAGTCAATTCTGCATTGGCGGCGAACTCGCGGGCAGTTTCCTCGTCCGCGTAAAGCAGGGGATCGAAGGCTCGGTGGGCAGCCTCGCGCTCGTTCTCGTTTTTGCCGACGATCTCCCCGGAGGCGAGCTTGAGCAGGTAGGTTTTCTTACGGGCCTCGCGGTGATCCTGGTACTCCGTCTGCGCCTTGCGGTGGGATACGGTTGCGGTAAGCAGCTCGTTATACGCAATGTCGATTTCATCGCTGGTGATCATCCAGCTCGGTTTGTGGACAGCTTCACTTCTGCAGACGTGCGTATAATCGGTGATGCTGTTCTCGATGACCTCTCCCAGGTCGCTCAGCCCGTAGAACGGGCGTGACCAGACGTTGAGTCCACAGTCGGGGCAGGGGAGAAGGATTCTGAAATCAACTTCGCCCGAAGCGACGCGCCTAGCCTGGATAAGCAGCTCCCCGACCAGGAATTGGTTGTCCAGGTTTACGTTCTTGATGATCTCTTGAGCATCTACCCTCAGCATATCAGAGAGCTTCCTTGCAGCGTAGGCTCGGAATCTTTCGCGATCCTCGCTGTCCCGTTCTTCGCGGTCATGCTGGGTTTTTGCCCATTCCTCAAGAGCTATTTTTCTCAGGTTCATGGTTTTGTCCTTTCGTCGATTTTTTCCTCCAGAGTATCAGCGACAGTCAGGAGGGTTTCAATTATCTGCTTTAGGATTTTTTGGAACAGGGAGTGCCAATCGACACGGGCAAGCTCGCGATCAGCGATGACCATGAGCGTCAAAAGCCCGATCCCTGCCAGGATGAACATGGCAATGAACGCAGTCTCAGTTACGACGTACACGATTTACCTCTGTCCTGATCGCCCTGGCAATCAGCGCCAGTCCAGCAAACGCCAGTCCGAGCAGTACCAGCCCGTTGAATCCGATGTCACCATCGAATATCCCGGTCTCGGGCAGGGCAGTGACGGTTGCTTTTGGTTGCGGCGTTTCGCCGATTGGATTATCGCTTACTGTGGCCGTCGCCGTCAAGCTGGGAACGACCGTTTCCGTCGCTGTTGGGTCCGGACTGGCTGTTGCCGTTAGACTGGGGATGACTGTCTCCGTTGCCGTCAGGCTGGGGATCGGCGTCTCCGTATGGGTCGTGCTCGGCTGAACGGTTTTTGTGGGAACCGGACAGCCGGGGCAGGCAGCGCTGACCGTACTCTGCGCCGCCAAAATCAAGATTGCTATAAACAGGATTGTTGCTTGAATCCGCCCTCTGGTATTCATTTTTACATTTCCCTTTCTTGTTCTTGAAGTTTATCGAGTACGAAGCTCAATACATGGCGCTCGTCGAACGCCTCGTGCTGGGTGATATCCTCGATCTGATAGTGGGTTTCATAATATCGTTGCGCCCAGGCCATGAGGTAATCGCGGCTGTGATAAACGATCTCCCACCCGTCAAGCTCCTGGTTGCGCTTGATGGCGTAACTGTTATTGGGTCCCACGGCTGCATAGAAAATGCCGTGCAGGAATTTCCCTTGCCATTCCAGGTATTTTTCTACCGATACACCCGCCTCGTTTTGGATGGTCACGCTCCCGGCATAAAGCGGTCGCGGGGCGTTGAAGATGGTCCACTCCGCGGGGATGGCGATGCCATTCGGCGTCATTTTGGGTCTTTCTCCCAGGACATGAAATTTCATAGCATTACCTCCGTTTCGTATTTCTCCCTCGGATCTTTCTCGCTCCCGCCGCTCCTGACGCCGCAGTTATGCGCCCATGATCTGCGCTTGGCGATCCAGTGAAACCCGGCTGAGATCAACGCTGCCCTGGTCTCCAGGGAAGGCTTTTCGGGGAAGGTGATCCACACCCAATCCCCGACACGCTCAACTCTGGTTCCCGGGGGAAAGCTCATTCCTTTGACCAGGATTATTACCCCATTCGTCATTTCGTTCTCTGTCATCTTGTTCTCCCTTTCTGGAGTCTCGTAAGCTCCTGCCCGCCGGGGATGTCGTGGCTCTCATCCCCATCGCCTCTTTGTCGCCCTGAGGCAGCGGGCAGGAACCGGCGAAGCCAGGAGGAGCGCCGGGAAGGCAGCTCCGGCGCTCCTCTTCTGGTATCTCTTTACTTGGTCACCTCCAGGTCGTACAGCTTAGCTTTGAGCCGGATGACTGCCAACTCCAGGTCTTGCACCTGTCGCTGTGCTTCAACGGCCTCGGCGTATCTCTGTTCTGCGATATCGCGCCATTTTTCGAACTGCTCCGAGATGAAATTGTTGTTGCTTTTCTGTGCTTCGATCCGATCCTCATATTGCTTGATGCGCTCCTCATAGAGTTTTATACGCTCATCGTAACGGGTCGAGAAGACTTCAATTTCCCTTCGGAGATCGGCTGTTTCCCCATGCAGGGTAGCGACTGTTTCCAACTCGTACACCAGTGCGCCGAAGATATCGCATCCCAGGTCATTGCGGATCTGGTAGCGTGCCCAATCGAACAGGTTCTTGTTGAGCAGGCTGGCGGAGTAGGTCTGTCCGGCCTCCAGGAGATCATTGATCAGCTTTGGAACTCATTCCGGTCGGTAGGGTGTAGCATTTCTTGGTCATTGTCGTTGTCTCCTCTCGTTTGATCTGTTGTCCTGGTAATATTGTATCCCATTTGAGAAAATTTGTCAAGGGGCAATTTTTTTGATGGTAACCTCTCCCGGCTTAGTTTCTATGATGACGTATTCGCCTGGTTAAAAACCGAGCTCCCGGAGCCAGTTCCCGGAGAGCGTCAGGCTGGACTTCTCCGCTTGCTGGCCGGTAGCCTGGCGATACAGGTCGCCTGCTGGTTGGATTTTGAGTTTCCTTGTTTTCATTGGTTTTTTCCTTTGCAGACGGGGCAGGGGGGGCGTAGCTGCGTTTCTTCTGGTTCTTCCAATGGTTCTGTCCACATTGGGTGCAGTAGCCGTCTTCCTCTAAAAAACCGTTTTTGCAAGTCATTGGTCTCTGTCCTTTCTCTGATCTGTTGTCCTGGTAATATTGTATCCCATTTGAGAAAATATGTCAAGTATCAATCTGACAGCAGTTCTTGACAGGTTGCCCATTTCTGATGTATCATCCCGAGAGGCACATCAGAGAAGGGAAACAAATGGCTTCCTCGTTGGATCGCCAACTCGATATCTCGACACTGGAATTTAATGATCCCCCTCAATTGATCTGGGTCAGGGTCAAGGACGCTATTGGTCTGCTGTGGGACGAAAACCCGAAGCTGCACGACATTGGGGGGGTGATCGCCTCTATCGTCAAACATGGGTTCCAGGACTTGCCGAAGTTCGACGGCCAGTTGACTAACGTCTCCGGCGGGGATGGTGGGATTAAATCCGGCAATGGCAGGATCGAGGCTCTTTTCAAGATGGAGCAGCAAAGGATGCTTCTCCCCAGGGGATTAGCGAAGGTAATCGAGACAGGGGATTGGGCTATGCCTCTCGTCGTTGGCACGGACGCAGCCAGCAAGGCTCTTGCACGCAGTTACGCCATCGACGCAAACAACCTGACGATGTCTGGTGGAGACTTTGAAATCTCCGAGATCATGCGCCTCTGGGATGCGCAGGGCTATTACAAGGTGCTCGAAACTCTTGCCCTGGAAGACCCGACTGGATCGACGATGCCCGTATCTGTGGATTTGCAGGACCTGAACAACATTGCTGCAATTATCGCGGCGATGAACCAGGAATTGACGCCGGACGAAGCCCGCGGACTGCTCCTGGACAAATTCAAGGATTTTGGCTTACATACAAGCGAAGGGGACGCAGAACAGGGAGATATTTACTTGATCGCAGGCCGGCATTTTTTGGCGATCCTCGACGTTTTTCGAGACTGGCAGATCTATACGGTTCGGATGAAACCGGACATGCTCTTTATTCCCCTTCCAGGTCCCTTGATCTTTACTACAAAGATAGCTGCGACGACCGATCTTTTTTTAGTCCAGCCCGATCTGCAACTGGCAGGATTGATCTTACAAAGCGCGCTCAGGGTGTACGGTGAATCAGCTATCGTCAAGCAATAAGAAAGTTACTGGCGGCGGGAAAGCGGACACGCCCGGCAAACTGGTGTTTAACGCGACCCTTACCTACCTGGCGGACATGGGTTTGCAGAACAATTACTTGTACTCCTACTACGAGCTTGACTCTCCAAAAGATTTCGAGTACTTGGAACATTCTATTCGCAGGGAAGATCGGATATTGATCGACTCCGGGACGCATGGCATTTACATGAAGATGGCGCGGGAGGGGACTTTTTCAATTTTGTCGGCAGATAGAAGGATCGACATAAACAGCCCCGAACTGACTAAATATTTCGACGAGTATTGCAGGTTCCTTCATAAATACGAGGGCAAGCTGTGGGGTTACGTTGAGCTGGACATAGGCAACACCGAACAGAAAACTCTGCTCCGCGAACGGATGGAATCGAGAGGACTCGTCCCGATACCGGTTGTCCACCCGGTCGGGGATGACAGCGCGTATCTCCATTACCTGCTCCAGAACTACGACCGGGTTGCTTTTGGCAACGTGGCAATGGAGGCTGACATCGTACGCCGCACGATATTGGACCTGGCAAACGTTGCCAAGTTAAAGTACCCCGATGTATGGATTCACATCCTCGGTCTTGGGGTGCATTACTACTTGTTGGCTTACCCTTTATTCGATAGCATTGATACGACCTTGTCCTCGGCGTTGATTCGTTTTGGCAGGCTGGGGGAAGGCGGCTGCTGTACGCTCCACAACCAGGTTTCGGACGGGTTCCAGGTTCGCCGGGGCGACCGTGATAATTACATGGCAGGGGCTGCGTTAGGCTACCGCCTTTACAATTGGCACAGCAATAACTGGCAATATTTTTACAATCAAACAAATGTCTAGAATCATCATCCAAGCCCGTTTGGTCGTCCCTGGATTTCATTACTGGCTGGGAGCGCCGGAACACTTATCTTTCTTGCGCCATACCCACCGCCATAACCTGCACATCAAAGTCGGGTTCAGAGTGGGAGGCAGCGATCGGGAACTCGAGTTCTTTGAACTCCAGAACGAGATCCGCTCGGCTCTTGACGGTCTGTACCCACACAACGGTTTTGGCTATGATTTTCAAGGCAAGTCTTGTGAGATGATCGCCGGGGAATTATGCGATCAACTGGCAGCTTTCTACGTCGGTGTCTTTGAGGACAACGAGAACGGGGCTTACTATTATGCTGACTAAGAAGCAAGTTTTTTACTTTGGCTTGGAACCGATCAAGTCGCGTTACACCACTCAGCTTAGCCAGTGGTGGATTCCGAATGCCTTTGCCCAGTTTAGCGACCTTGCTTTTGTCCCGATTCCAGGGGCTGTGCTTGCAGACGACATCCGGGACGGCGTGGTTTTGGACGCGGTTGGCAGGGGGGTTTACTCGTTGTCACAGGTCTCCCGGTTTCTCCACCTGGTCGACGAAGGCAGAGTCAACAACGGGGACGTGGTGGTCTTGCAGGATTTTTGGACCCCAGGGATCGAAGCCATCTTTTACGCTGCGCATATTAAAAACATCACCCTGGACTACTATGCCCAGTTATGGGCGCAGACGGTGGACATATACGATTTTACCTGGCCGATGCGTGACTGGATGCGCCCTATCGAGATAAGCTATGACGGGATGATGACCGGGATTTTTGTCGGGAGCTCGATCCACAAAGAACAACTCCGGGAGGCTGGCTTTAGCGCGCCGATTCATGTCATTGGCTTACCCATAGATTACGCCGAAGTCGCCGGTCGCCTTCCAGACGTAAAAAAACAGAACCAAGTCATCTTTGCCTCTCGGCTGGACGGGGAGAAGCAACCGGTATTTATGCTGGAGGTCGCCCGTCAATTTTTGAAGGTTTACCCCGACTGGTCTTGGATGGTGACCACTTCCCGTACTCAGTTTGCAAGCAATGCTCCCGGTATGATAGATCAACTAAAACAGTTGGCTTCTGAGCAGCCGCGATTTGCTCTAAGAGCAGGGCTGACGAAGGACGAATATTATCAGGAACTGGCTAAATCGAAGATTATTTTTAATTGCTCGCTCCAGGACTACGTTTCTTGGACGTTACTGGAAGGCTGCATTGCCGGTTGCGACGTGGTGTATCCGAATTGGCGCAGTTTCCCGGAGTGCGTCCCTTCTGATCGGTTATACTCCGCTTTTAGCCTGGAATCCGCTTTGAGCCTGTTTCATCAGGTGATCGATTCACCTCGCACTCATTTTGAGATCGCTCGACTTTGTGATCGTGGCAGGTATTACTACCCCCTCTTTGCTCGGCAGAGCGGAAGATCACCCCAGGAGGTCAATATCTGGAATGGCTGAATTATGGACAGGCATTGAGATAGAAGGCAGGTTCGCCGGTATTCCCAGCCTTTTTGTGCGCAAAACAACCCGCGGTAGATTTGACATGATCTTGGCGGTTTGTCGGAAACACAATCTCGGCCACGTTTGGCTGTGCAAAGAGACTGTCGAAAAATGGGAGCTGGCTCAGTTTTTGCTGGACAACGACCTGGTCGTTTCTGTGGAAACAACTCCGGACGAGCTGGACTCACGCATGCATCCTTTCAGACGGGACAACAAGTCGCGCCTGGTGGTCACCCTCGATCTGCCCCCAGGCTGGTTTCAGAATCTCCTCTTNATCAGGCTGAACGATGAAATCAGGCTGTCCTTTGGGGAGTTTTATTCAATCGGTTTCGCCCAACAAAACGCCTGGTTTACCAGACCGGAAGACTATCAAAATGACATCGAGCTTGACTATCCCCAATAACTCCCTGCCCCCAGGGTCGAAGGTCTTTTATTCTCCATCCTACTCAACTATCTGTTCAATAGGGAAGGCGGCTTTCTATGGCAAAATTGAAATAGAATTCTATCCTCAACAAACACTTCTCGAATTCGAAGCATTTGAATCATGGCTGAAAACAATTGCTCTGGATCAAATGACCATCGAAGACCTGGCCCGCTTGGTGTTCGATACACTCAAAGCGGTGCTTGGTGACATACTCCTGTTCGTGACTGTTCACGCGGAGTCAACCGTACACGCGCCGGTGAGCGCATCCATTTCGAACATCAAGCGAGGTTAAAAATGAACAAGAAAACTATCTGGATCGTCGTTGCATTGATTGGAAGCTACATCCTTTGCCAGGCTGTGGCAGACATTGGAGCGACAAAATTGATCTCCATTACTGGGATCACAATGCCAGCAGGATCATTGATCTTTGCCCTGACGTTTACTATCCGTGATCTGATTCATAAACGGCTGGGCAAGACATGGTCGCAGGCCGCAATCGTTTGCGCGGGCGCATTCAACATCGTTCAAGCCCTGTACTTGGCTTGGATGGCAAGACTGCCCTGGCCTCCATTCTATCAACTGGGTGAAGCCTGGTCGGCTGTCTTTGCAGTTGTCCCCGCAATCACGGTTGGGTCCATCGCGGCTGAGATCATTAGCGAACTGATCGACACCGAAGTGTATCACTTCTACCGACAGCGTTTCTCAAATGCGCCTCAGTGGACGCGCGTCTTGACATCAAACGCAATCAGTTTACCGATAGACTCTCTGGTCTTTGCTTCGCTGGCTTTTGTGGTCTTGCCTCCGTTATTCGGCGCAGAATCAATTCCTTTCGCCACTGCGCTGTCGCTGGTCGGGGGTCAGATTGTATACAAGGGGATCATCACACTCGTTTCCATGCCCGGCATCTATTTGGTGAGAGAAGACAAGCCAATCCTTGCACCGTCGAGCCTATAACGATATGGCTCAATGAAACCCCATGACCCGGGTACAAGTCAAAGGGTCAAACTTTATCCGAAACCACCGGACTTCGTGCCTGTCCCCGATTTCCCCCAGGGGCACAGGTACGAAGGCCGACGGCGTTGTCAAAAATGGTCAGCCCGGAACAATCGCCAGTGTCTCGGGCACGCCATGCGCGGCAAGACCTTTTGCTATACTCACGGCGGAGCAACGCCCGTGGGAATTGCCGCGCCATCCTGGAAGCATGGCGGGTACTCGAAGTACCTTCCCTCCCGACTGGTGGATCATTACACTGCGGCAGCTAAAGACCCGGATCTGCTTTCCCTGGTCGGCGAAATTGCGCTATGGAAGTCACGTATCTATGATCTGCTTTCCAGGGTCGATACTGGGGAAGCTGGGTTTTACTGGCAGCAAGCCCAGGCGGCGCACTCTGAACTTGTTAAAGCTCTGCAACGTAAGGATAACGAGGCGGTGGCAGACTCGCTGTCATCCCTTAACAGAATCCTTGCCCGCGGCGTCTCCGATTACGCTGCCTGGAGCGAAATCCGGGTCGGGCTGCTCACCCTGCAACGCCTCGAGGAATCAGAGCGCCGGCGACGTGTGGAAATGCAGACCATGATTCATTCCGAGCAGGTGCTGAATCTGTTTCGGGCGATGACTGACGCCGCCCACCAGACAGTTTCTGATAAAGCTGAGCTGGCAAACCTGGCGAAGCGTTTTGCTCAACTCGCCCTGCAGACAGGCATGGTCGGGAACGGCAGAGAATGAGCGACTACGTATCAGCTACGGAAAGTGTGGTGCGCCAGGTGGTCGAGTGGCTTGCTCCCTCCGACACCCGGACGAAGGGCCGCAAATACGAATTTCGGGGTAACATTGCAAAGATACAGAAACATCGCCGCGGCGAGGTGATCCTTTCCGGCCCAGCCGACACCGGCAAGACGTTGGGTGCCCTCTCCCTCCTCAATCGGCTCTGCTGGGAATACCCCGGTATCCAGATCACTATGGCGCGCAAGCAGCAGTCGGATCTGTACCCCTCAGCAGTACAGACGCTGATCCGCAAGATTCTTCTCCCGACTGACGGCGTGGAGACTTACGGCGGCGACAAACGCCCGGAGCGATTCATTTACCCCAACGGATCGACGATCTGGGTCGCTGGCATGGACAAGGACAGTAAGGTGCTTTCTTCCGAACGCGACGTAATCTACGTCAACCAGGCAGAGGAGCTTTGGCTCGGGGACTGGGAGTTCCTTTCCACCCGCGCCACGTTGCGCGCCGGCAATGCTCCCTTTGCATTTTTGATGGGTGACTGCAACCCGGCTCACCCTACGCATTGGATTCTCTCCCGCTCCCGCTCTGGGTCTCTGAAGCTGTTGGAGACGGTGCACAGGGATAACCCGGAAATTTATGACACTCACGGCAGACTGACCAAGCACGGACGTTTGCGCCTGGAGCCGCTTAAGAAACTGACAGGGGCACGCCGTCAGCGTCTTTATCGCGGGGCGTGGGTCGCCCCGGAGGGCGCAATCTACGAGGCGTTCGACGAGAAACGCCACAAGGTCGCCTCCGTCCCACTACCCAAACTGTGGCCTCGCTGGGTCGGCATTGACCCATTCGGAGCGTACATTGCCGCGGTGTGGGTGGCGTACGATCCGAAGTCAGACGTCTATCACGTCTATCGCGAATACTACGAACCGTTCGGATTGACTACGGAAAATCATGCAGCGAATGTTTTGACGCTCACTGCCACGGATAACATCTTTGCTTGGGTGGGCGGGGCACGTTCAGAACGGCAGCAACGTAAGGATTTTGACGCGCACGGTATTCCGTTGATCGAGCCGACTATTACCGACGTCTGGGCAGGGATTGATCGCATCATTGGACTGATTAGTTCATATCGCCTGGTAGTACACGACTCCTGCCCCAACCTGATTTCAGAGATCGGGAGCTATCGGCGCGTTGTCAAGAACGGCGTTTTTACTGACGCCATTGAGCATAAGGAACGTTTCCACCTGTTGGACGCTCTCCGCTATCTGTTTGCTTACGTGCTCGGTGACGAGCCGTCAATGCGAGATGTACGGGGGCTGGGACAGGACGACGACTATGTCAACCCCTGGAGGTAGAAGACATGGCTGATTACAGAGAAAACTCTTACAAAGAAAACGCAGATCTCCAACAAGAAGCGACGCGACGTTGGGCGGAGACGGGGACGTCAGGCATTGAAGCCTGGAGCGGGTACATCAGGATGGCTTACCATTCAGAGCTGCGCTACCCGACCTGCATCCCTTTGTTCAATCGCATCTGGCGCAACGACCCGGAGGTGGCCGTCGCCCGGCTGGTACAATCGTCGATGGCCTCCCGTCTCGGCGTGGAGTTTTCCATCGATCCCCAGGTAGATGACCCGACCGATGATGACAAGCGGGCGGTTGATTTCGCCAACGAGACGCTCAACGACCTGGAGGGCGGCATCGGGCGCTGGATCGAATCGGCGATGACCCGCGTCCCCTTCTACGGTTGGGGATGGTGGGAAGCGGTTCCCGGTCTGCGCAAGCAGGACTGGCATCCTCCCGGCAACGACCCGTGGCGCAGCGACTATGACGACGGGCTGATCGGCTACCGACGGCTCGGCTTCCGCCACTACGAATCGTTTTATGCTTGGGACTTGGACGACAAGAGCGGCAGGCTCAGGGGATTTACGCAATATGACATCCCCAATCCGATCGTGACGATCCCACTCGAACGGTCGTTACATGTGGTACACGGTGACCCGGACTCCCCGGAAGGTCTGCCGGTCATGGAAGCTCTCTGGCGGTTGGAGCGCATCAAGTACAACTTCGAGGTGGTCATGGGGATCGGCTTTGAGCACGCGGCCGGTCACGTCTCGGTGACCACGGATCGCCAGCTTACTCCCGATGACCACACGGAAATCAAGAAGATGGTACGCGCCCTGCTGACCGCTCAGGAGGGCAACTACGCCGCCTGGCCGCGCAACGTCAAGGGCGAGGTCGTTGACTCCCCGTTCGCTGCTGCGGAATCGCTGCTCAACACGATTCGTTACTACGGCATCCTGAAACTGGCGCTGATTGCCATGCAGTGGGCGGCGCTGGGAACGCTGTCGCCTTACGGGTCATATTCCTCGGTCAAGGACGCCAACGAGTTCTACCTGGCTGTGTTCAACGCTATGGCGGAATCATACGTCAACCAGGCTGACGCTCAGATCGGACGCCGTCTGTTCGATTACCCGGTGAACCGCGATGCTTTCCCGGACATGACGCGCCGCCCCAAGCTGGGCATACGCCGGGTGCAGAAGATGATCGACTTGGCAAACCTGGGCGCGTTTATCCAGGCTTACGCCGCTATCGCCCCGCTGGGCGATGACGACCTGATCGAGGTTCGCCGCAAGTCGGACTTCCTCCCCGAGGCGCTCCCCGTTATCGAGCTTGAGGAAACCTCTCCAGTACCGGAGACAGAACCCGCGCCGGAAGAGGAGGGCGAAGAATCGCTCGACGATGAAGGGACGCCGGAAGAGCCGTCAACAACGCTGGGATGGCTGAGGCTGGCGGAATTGGAGCAGAACGGCGGGGTGATGATCGCCTTCTATCCTCAACCCGAGGCGGTAGGAAAACTGGCAGTTGGGATCGACGGGGCGCTCCCCGCGGATGAGCTGCATTTGACCCTGGCGTTTTTGGGTCCCAAGGCGGATGTCAAAGTAAAACGTTCTGAGGTAGCGAAGGCGTTGGCTGCCTTTGCTGCAAGCATGCCCCCGGTGACAGGCAGGGTGACCGGGCGCGCTGTATTTGATCTGGCCGGGAATGGGACTGGCAAAGCCTACGTTGCCCTGGTAGACTCCCCGGACATCACCGGATTCCGTCAACGCCTGGTGGACGCCCTGCGTTGGGCTGGGATCGCCCACTCCCGTACTCACGGTTTCATTCCTCATGTTACTCTGGCGTATGCCACGGAGATCGCATCGCTCCCTCCAGTGGAGGCTGGGATTGATCTGGAGTTCGGCGCGCTACACCTCGTTTGGGGAGGCAAGCACGAAACTTTCAAGCTATCTGGAGTAAAACGCGAACTNGCTTTTCGCCCGTTCACAGTCTCCCCGGATGAACGCCCCACTACTGTTGAGNATATCGCCAACGACCCGGCTGGCAAAGTCCAGACNGCCCTCAACCGCTTTCGTCGCTGGGCAAAGGAGCACGACCCCGGCTTGCTGGAATTACTGGACGCGGAGGTCGTCGAGGAATGACGACAGTCCAAGACGCTCTCGAAATGGCGCTTGCCGCCAGGAGGGTCGCCCGTCGGGAAGGGCTGACCTGGGATCGATTCCTGGTGCGCCTGTCCGGGTACAAGTTCGTGCGCAAGCTCGGCGAGTGGGTGTCACGCTGGACAGGCAAAGCAGTCAAGATGGGAACCGTCCTGGACAGGGTGCGGACGTACCACGAGCAGGTGATTGGCAAGAACTTGACCCGGCTGACCGAGCGCCTTATCTCCGGGCAGCTTTCACTCCCTGACTGGCAGGAGCGGGTCGCCCTGGAGCTGCGCCAGGGACGCCAGGTGCTGACCGTGTTCGGGCGCGGTGGCAGGGAGGCGGTTACCTACGCTGACTGGGGGCGCATGGGAGCGCGCCTCAAGCAGGACTATAAGCGGATTGACCTGCTGGCGCAGCAGGTCGCCAACGGGGAGATCTCGGAGGCTCAAATGCGCAACCAGCTCAGGCAGATCGCGGATAGCGTGGTGTCATCCTGGCACGACGCGGAGCGCCAGGCCAAGAAGGAATCCGAGAAGTACACCGAAGAACGCCGGGTGCTTTCACCCGTGGAGCACTGCGTCGATTGCGAGGGCTACGCCGCGGAGGGCTGGCAACCACTCGGCTATTTCCCGCCGCCGACGATAGGCTCACGCTGCGACGGCAACTGCGCATGTTCGATGGAGTTCAAATAAACGTGAACGAATTGGAGAACCGCTACGAGGGATATGCGAAGCTGCGCACGCACAACGGCGACAAACGCTACAAGGCAATTGTCGTGCTACGTGGCCGGCAGCGCGGCGCGCGGCGGAAATTCAAACAGGCGACCAAGGCTATCGACTACGGACAACGGTTGGTCGCCAGGTACATTCAACTGATGGAGCGATTCCCGGACGTGGAGGTACAGACAGATGACGGATGATACGAAGTCAGGAAAGCGGCGGTCGAACCGTATGCTGGCGGTCAACAAGAAGNTGGCTGCGCTCAACGCGACATACGACTCCGTGTACGGGACAGCGATTCTGTTGGCAGCCGGCAACGCGGCGAAGGAAATCTTTGTCGAGCGTTACGGCTGCGCTGACGAAGAGGCGAACGAGCTGGTGCGCTCGATGATTACCCGCTCAGTTGAGTTGCTCGGGGAGACGCTACAATCGGCATGACAGTCTTTGATGGGGATGGAAACGAGGTCGATTTCACGCCCTTCGGAGAGGTCAGGGAAGAGCCTGACCGCGGGGATGTGTCACGCCGGGCACTTTCTATCGCTCGCCTGGTGGACAGACTCCCCGAAGGCACGTTCGATCTGCGCCTGGTCAAACGCGACAATGGATGGACGGTACACCTTCACCGTCTCATCCATTACGCCGATGCGGAGTTTCGCAAGTGAGGCTTACGCCCGGAGATACCACCACCAGACCAGGGGCCAGGCAATGATGGTGATTCCAAGTAATTTCCATTCGGGAATATTTGGATCTGGATACAGGAATATCTCCAGCAGGAGAAGCAGGGCAGTGATGAATCCGGCAACCAAGTAAGCGGTTATCAAGTAAACCACGTCCATATTGGCTTACCTCGTGAGATACTCGATTACTGTCGCCAGGAATGCCGCCTTGCGTCGCCCGGTACTTTGCTGATGGTAGGCATCCCGGATCGGACTCAACTGTTCCTGCATCCATACTTTCATGGCGTTTTTTTGCATGTCACGCAGGGTTTCGTTGGCTTTGTGCGCCGCGCTCCACTCTGCGCGCTTGTCCTCGTCCGGGAAGGGGCGGACGTTGTTGACTGTGTTGGAGTAAACGCTGAACCCGTCGCCGCTTATCTTCTGGATTTCGAACATCATCCCCGGATACGAATAGCTGCCGATTTTTTTGCCGAACACACGGTATTCCCCCAGGGCTTCGCCGTCAACCTCGCGGTACACATGCTTTCCGTCATGATCTGTTCCGATGTAAACCAGGGTGACGATTATCTTGTCTGTGCTTTCATTTGTGTCCATTTGATTTCCTTTCCGATTGATCACTGGTTGTTACGTATCAAAGTATGTCAGATCAGCCAACTCAGATCAGCCAACCTTGATTCAATCCATCGCTTGCGCTCTGGCTTGGTGTACGGTTGCTCCAATTCATGTGCGAGGATGCGCTTCTCGTTTTCGTGGGCTTTGCCTAGAAGAAAATAATATGCGCCGGGATAACGTTCTGTGAATTCTTGCCAGCAGTAATTCCGGTAGTCCTCGAGCATCTCACGCTTCCTGCGAGCTTCCGAGTGGTTCGCCCCGTGCTGGAGCCAGTACAATGCTTCGTTCCATAAGCTCCGGATTAGGTTGTCGCTGAATTGTATACGGTTGGGGTCGAAATTGTGATCCACGTCTTTGTCCTTTCTCTGATCTTTTGTCCTGCATTTATTATAGCCTAGTTTAGAAAATATGTCAAGAGGCAATTTCTGACAGTTGCCGCGAACCACTTGACAGGTTGGAAGATTTTTGCTATAAACTGGGTAATCTAATAACCGCCCTCGCCTGGAGGGGTCTCCAGGCTGGCCGGACGCATTTTGCGCCCGGTTTTTTTGTTTCAGGTGGACAATGCCATACTCGGGCAAGAATGACCCGGACTTGCCGTCTAACATAAAGAAGCTCCCCGACAGGCTGCGCTCGCAGTGGGTGAAGGTCTGGAACAGCACCCATGCGAGGTGTACGGAAGAGGGCGGCGAGGACTGTGAAGGGATGGCATTCAGGGTCGCGAACGGCATTGTTAAAAAACGAATGGAAGGACGGGAAGATGTGACAAAACAATTTCAGTTCATCGACATGACGGGCGAGGTGGATTTGCCCGGCAAACCATTCGACGGAGTAGCGCCCGGAGAGTTCGAGGATATGTACGGGCGCGACGTAGTGATCAAGGAGGCTGACCTACAAAAATACGTTGACAACACGAAACAAGCAATCGAGTTCCTTCGCTCGGAATCGGGTGGCGTGCTCGGTCTGCCGATAGATGCACAGAACCACGACAAAGGCGACGCCGCGGGCTGGATCACCGACGTGTTCCTGGCGGAGGTGGACAAGCCGGACGGCAAGAAGATGAACGTCATTCGTTTTGTGGCTCGCTGGACGGAAGTCGGCAAGGAGCTGATCTCGAAGGGCATCCGCAAGCTGTTCTCCCCCACGCTGGACTTGAAAAACAAAGTCATACTCGGCGGCTCATTGACCAACTGGCCCGCCTCTCGTGACGGCAAGCAGAACGTTCTGCTACGCCCGGTTGAGATGTCATCGGTCCTGGTAATCTCGGATTTGCAGGACGATGATGACGAATCCTATGACGAGAAAATCCGTGACGTGTACGAGGCGTGGAACAAGATGCACCCGGTCAAGCATGAGGCGGTTACGGAATCGCCGGGCTGGGTGACAGAGGTATTCGACGATTACTGCATCGTCAGCAGGGACGGGGATTACTTCAAGGTGCCCTACGAACGCACGGACGACGGGATCGAGTTTGCCGACTTTGACGATTGGGTCAAGGTGCGTAAAGACTGGATCGAGGCGATGCGGGATATGTTTCGCCGCGCTCTTAATTTAGGCGAGCCAACCGAGCTTGCTAAATTCGACAATTCTCCGTGGGACGCCGGCGCGGTGCGCCGCGATCTGACCGTGGCTGACCTGCGCAAAGTCTCGCTGCTTGACCTGAACGGATACCCCGGCCAGGATGAACCCGTCAAAGGATTGTGCTATCTCCCGATTCGCAAATCACCCGGAAGCGCCCCGAACCGCAACGCCCTACGGGCGACCGCCTCAGGTGCCAGGGGAATCGGCGCGGTCAAGAAACCAGCCGATGTGCCCCAGGACTGGTTCGCTGGCAGGCGGAAGGCGGCAGCCAACAAGATCATCAGCATGTGGCGGGGTGCGTTCGATAAACCCGCACCCGCAAGTATTTACAAGATCGCGGGGAAGTCCCCGCCCGCGGAAGCGGAACAAGAATTTGACACGGCAGATACACTGCCGCAGGAGGTTTTAGACATGGACGTGCAGGAATTGGAATCTTTGATCGCGAAGACAGTTGACGGGGCGGTTGCCAAGCTGGTGACCAAGATCGGCGCGCCCCCGGATCAGCTCCCGCCCGGTGACGACAGGAATCCGGATGCCGTGGTAGACCTGGTCAAACTGCTCAACCTGGAACACCTGGAAGGCGAAGCTCAGGAGCGCATCGAGTCCGCTCTTGCTCAGCACTACGAGCAGATCCAGAAGCAGGCAGAGGAGACGTATCTGCGCCGCCTGGCCCAGGTGACGCGCAAGCGCGATGCCCAGGAGCTGGCAACTAGGGTCACCATCGGCAGCGAGGAGTATCCGTACGCCCTGCCAATCCAGGCAGATCAGCTCGCGGAAGCGCTGTTGCGCCTTCCCCAAGACCAGGCTGGTTTCTGGAACGATCTGGTTCAGAAGGTTGCCAAGGACGGGATCGTCGAGTTCGCGGAGATCGGGAACGAGAAGAGGCCGCAGGGCACAGGGAAGCTCCCCGCATACTTTGCAGAGAAGCTGGACTCCGGTGAGCTGACTCTTGTCGATCTGCGCAGCCCGTTGCTGGTTAACGAGCTGGGCGACCTGGCCCAGTATGACCTGAGCGCCTGGAACAAATAGCCCTGGCAGGAGGCAATCTGCCGAGGCGTAAACTTACAAGAAACATACGGAGGGTCTAACAAATGGCTGTTCTATCTGCAAACAAACAGCGCCCCGCGCGGCTGGCCCACGGGAACCTGGCTTACGAGAAACTCAAGCTGGCCGGCTATACCAACTTTGGCGCGGGCAACCTCGAACATACCGTCTATAAAGGCTCGCTCCTGGTGTGCGACGTCTCCGACACCGATGGTTACTTCCGGGCTGTCCCGAGTACCGCGTCAGTGGCTATGGCGGCAGGTGACATCTTTGGCGGCATCGCAGTGGAGAAGCAGGAAGTCAAGGCTTCTAACCTGGCTGACGGCGCGGTCGAGGTGACCGTTGCCCGCAACGGTGTATGGGGATTTGCCGCAGGATCATTGGCAATCACCGACATTGGCGCGGCAGCCTACGCCTCGGATGACGACACCATTACCACCACTTCGACAAACAACCTGTGGGTCGGGTACATCGAGGATGTTGCTGACGGCTACGTCTGGGTCAACATCGAGCCAGCGTTCTTGATGGCTAACGCGGCGACGTAATCAACGTAATCTAGGAGGTAAAATCAAATGGCAATCTCACGCAAAGACATCGCCGCGCACCTGGAGCGCATGGTGCGGACTGGCTTCCTGTTGGGCAGCAAGACATTTACTCCCATGCGCTCAGCTTTCGTTCGCGAGGTGACCTCTGACGGGTCGTTCGAAGACTACGCCGACATGGGCAACGTCCCCTGGCCCGTCCAGAACGCCGGGAAACAGGGCGCAGGCGGGCTGCATGGCGAGACCGGCGCGGTCAAGGTCGGGCTGTCCAACGAGGGCAGGTCGATCCGGATCGTGGGCGGCAACGAGCGCGCGGTGCGCGTCTACAACGTTGACTACGAGATCGCGGTCGGCATTTTCCATAACGCTATCGACGACGACAGGGCAGGCGACCTGGAAGGATGGGCGCGCGGCGCGGCAGTGAACTTCGAGCGCCACAAGGATTATCTGTCCTTCTCCGCCCTTAACTCCGGTGACGGCGCGACCTACGGCAACGGCTATGACAATCTGACCTTCTTTAACAACGCCCACATCGACCCAGGCGCGGAGTACCAGACTGGACAGGACAACCTGTTCGCCCTGGCGCTTTCCCTGAACAACTTCGAGACGGTCAAAGTTGCCTCGGCAAAGTTCCTGGATGATCGCGGGCAGCCAATCGGCTTCAACCATAACCTGTTGATCGTTCCGCCCGACCTGGAGCGCATCGCTGCGCAGATTTCAGCCAACCGAGAGGACTACGCCACTGCGGATCGCAGTATCAACCCCTACGCCGGGAGCGTGCGTCATTTGGTTGCCCCCGGTGGCTGGTTGGATACCTCAGCATGGTTTGTTATCGACACCTCCATGCCCGAAAAACCGGTCAACCTTCAAAACCGTAAAAACCCCGAATTGATCATCTGGGATGATGAAACCCAGGGCGGCGGCGGCGTGCGCTACTTTAAATGGCATGCCCGTTACCAGGTATTCTACGGGGATTGGCGGCTGGCTGTTATGGGCAATACGTAGGAGGCTGGCATGGCTCAAACTAATCTGTCTGGCCCTCTCAACGTGACGGGCGCAATCGTGTCCGGCGGTGCTCTGACGATGGCTGGTGTCTTGTCCGGCGAACGTTTCAAGGTTACCGAGTACGGAGCCGATGGAGCAATCGCTATCGAATCCGCCATCGCAGTCATTACCAAAGGAACAGCGGCTGCGATGACCCTCGCTGCTCCGACTGCGGCGCAGAACGGGACGCTCCTGTGCATCATCAGCGCCACTGCTGCGGCTCATACTGTGACGCAGACTACTCCAGGCTTCAACGGGGCAGGTGCGACGGGTGACGTAGGTACATTTGCGGCTGCAATCGGTAGTGGGCTTTTGCTGGTTGCTCACAACGCGGTTTGGTTGATCGTCAACAATACCGGCGTCACCGTGGCGTAGCTGACTCCCGGGCAACTGTTCGGGAGCAAGAAGGGAATACATGATGCGCGCAAAAGTCAAACAAGACTCGCGCCTCTCTGCGATCACTGCCTGTGCGGGGGTGCAGTTCTCCAAGCATCATTGGACGGACGTGCCCCCGGACAGGATCGCGGAGGCGCTGGCGAATCCGTTTCTCGATATCGAGGTCGCCTCCAGTGAGCCGGAGGCCGAGGAGACAAAACCGATGATTACGGAAGCGGCAGAGAAGCTCGCTGCCGAGACGGGCGTCGATTTGTCCCAGGTATCAGGGACGGGCAAGGACGGACTGGTCACCGTTGCAGACGTCCGCAAGGCTGCAAAACCGGAGCAGGGCGAACCGGAAAGCGAGGCAGAAAAATGATCATGAGTCTGGTCGGCCCGATCAACTCCGGCCTCGCGGCTGGCGGNGCTGGCGTTGCAACGTCTAACAAGACGACAGATCAGATCGTGCGCGGCAGGATACTTGCTGTGTACGTCAAGTACCTTGATAGCCCCCCAGCCACTACGGACGTGACGGTCGNGACTGCAGGAGTGTCAGCCTTCCCGGCGCAGACGATCCTGTCTCTGGTAAACGCGGCAACGGACGTCGTCCGCTACCCCGTGGTGCAGAACCATGACACCTCAGGGGTTGCAGTGACGGGTGAGTTCGCCCCAGTGGTGATCCATGACAAGGTCAAGGTCACGATAGCCCAGGCAAATGACGACGATTCTGTTGACGTGACTTTGTTGATTGCTCAGTATTGAACCATGACTGAGACAATGGAAGATCGCGAAACTTTCTCTATCGCCACCCAGGAATTCAACCAGGCTCTTGGCGA